CCTTATAGTAGTTACGAGGATACGACATAACAATGCCGATCCTCGCTTGATTTCCTGTTGATCTCAATATAAGACCAAATGTATTTAAATTTACTAAGTCACCTTTTTTATACTTCGCTGTGACCAGTTGCATTTCTGTATGCTTTGACTGTGACAGGGAAAAGGTCGGTGGCGATTTCCAAGCATGCTTCTGCGACTTTTTGTATTTCATATTGTGCACCATCATGTAAGCGAAGAGAAACAAATTTAAGAAGGTTATTGAGATTGCAAGTTCCATAATACTCCGTGTAAAGTGTTTGTGGTAATACACCTCTTGCCTGTTCTCTACACACTCCTTTATTAACTAGTTCATGAAATAGGTTCAAAGAGCTTTGACAATGTTCTCGGTACACTTCAGAAGCCTGTGGATGGAAAGCAGGAATAATTTGAGACTCTCCATCGTGCCACAAAATTGGATCAATCAACTCTTCTATATTTGAGGCTTGTCTGTTTGATTTGTGTTGTGTTCTAAATTCTCGTGGACAATAAAACCGAAGTTCTTTGTCTGTGTATCGTCTACTAATTTCGTTATAACTCCACGTTCTGTGACGGTGATGTTGAGAACGAATGAATAGAGGCACAGTAAATTTAAAGGTAACAACACAATGCTCCAAAGTAGAAGTGTGTTTGTGGGCAATAAGGTAGCGTATAAGCTTCCTATCACGTTTATCCAATTCAGACTTTGTAGTACCAAAAGAGACACGAGCACTATTAACAACGGTAAGGTCAGAACCCATATGAGAAACATAGTCCACCCTACCGATGTTATCTCCATAGAGATCAATTGATTTTTCATATTGGTTCATTTGCGCCTCTTAACAAGCTTAAGAAGTTTTTGCTTCTCTCCATTCATTTTAAGACGCTCTCTCCATCTTGAACTTCCAATTCTATCTTTTTCATTGATTTTAGCCGCTCTTGCATTGATGCTCTCAACCAGTCGCTTTGCTTCTGTAGTGTTTGGAATATCAGATTCTTTGATTGAAATATAGGTCTCTTCAAGACGAGGATACTTAGGATTGCTAGGATCAGACATAGGCTTTGTAATATTTCCTTTCTTGCCCGCAGCAAAGTCAAAATCCATTGAGAATTTAGGACCAGCTTTAGGACCCTTCTTAGGAACAGAACTGTAATAGTTGGTTGCGCCAGCCATTTGAGAAAAGTCATTCATATCGGTTGTCTCTTCTCCGACTGTATGCGAAGCACTATCTGGTACAACATACATCTTGCCGTAAATATCTTCTGGATAGTTTGGGTCTTGTTGCGGTTCTTTGAAATCTATATAACACATCTGATGAACAACAGAATCATCTGGACTTGGAACAGGGTCTTGACGAACCGAGTATACGAACGACTCTTGTGCATATTTATAACAATAAAATGTAGCTTCATCGGCTGACATGTGAGGTATAATATAAGAATCTTCAGGGCCACCATACATCCCTTCAATCATTCTAAAACCAAAGCCGGCTCTTTTCATATCTTCCAAGAAAGCTTCTTTACGTTTTTCATTTTGTTCTGCGCTAATTGCTTTTGCATGAGGGTTCATTGGGCTCATAATAACAACTTGATCTACAGAACCTACTTCTCCGGAGAATATATCCATGATACGGTTGTATTGACTCCATTGAGTTGCCTCAGAAAGTATCGCAGATGATCTTCTATTCTCTGATATCACTTCTTCGATAAGTGATTTTAGTTTTTTTGCTGTAAGTTTCATTTAAATTCTCCCATAAATGTAATTTTCTAACACTAAATAGTGTGTTTCTTCATCTATTTGTATCTTATTTAGCATTCTTTTTTCAAATACTACAATGTCTCCATCAGATACCGGAAGAGAACAATCTTCTGCTGTTTTAATCACTACACCAAGTTGATGAGGTGACTCTGGTTTTTTATAGTCTGTTGGAAGAACGATAAGAGACTCTTTCTCTTCTTGCTTCTTTTCAACTAGTTTGATAAGTATGTGTCTGTTAAACGGTTTCATATATTCTCCTTTGTTCTTATATATTATAACACATATTTGAATGTTTGTCAAGTAAAAAAGCCCCGATATTTCGGGGCTTGTAATTCAGGCTAAATGATTTCGCATTTATCGGTTGTACAATATTTGCTTCCAACTCCACCTTGATTTGTCTCAATCTTTTGAATAGGTGTGATGCCTTTTATCATCTCTTCATATTCTTCTTTGGTGATTGGCTCGTAAGGTGCTTGCTTATAACCAGTCTCCATGTATTTAAGGAAAGAAACAGCTTTGAGTCTCGCTTCATACATTTCAAGTGCATCTTTGATCTCTTCTGCTTCATGCTCTTGGAAAGTCACAGTGATGGAAACAGAGTTGTCAGCCCAATAATATTGGTATTGAGCAGCGATTTCAAGTTGCTCCCACATTGTGATCTCTCGCTTTCCTTTCTTGAAAAACGGCTCATGAACAGGGAACTCAACGCACATAGTGTTTGGAGAGTATGAGTCCTTTTCAATCTTGTATCCGGCTTTTTCAAGCGTTGGAAGGATGTCAGAGGTCTCAGCGAAACGAATACGACGAATGTAGTATTCATCCTCTGGATAGTGAATACCCGGTGTTGAACCGTTAAGAAGAGATACTGTTCCTGATGGTTTGATAGAAGTCATACGGACACTACGTGGAACACAGAGCCAGTCTGAGTATTTTGTATCAAGCTCTTCAACGTGCTTATAGGCATCATCGCACCAATTAATCATTGTGCGTCTTCCAAACTTGTTGAACGCTTGAATAACACCAGATTGAGAAAGACCAATACGGCGATTCTTTAGCATGATAGCATTTGTCTCAGGCCAATGAGTGTTGATGAGAGTTACAGTCTTTCCATACATATAAGCAATTTCAAGAGTCTTGACATAATCTTCATATGTTTCGTGCTTGGCTGGGAAGGTCTCTACCAAACAACAAAGCTCTGCATCTTCAAGTTGTTGCTCTACACAAGGATTGAAGCCCATAACTTTCATATCATCATAACGCTTTCCGTCTTTCATACGTCCGTAATGACGAGCATTGTCCAACCAAATATAACCGGGTTCTCCATTGATAGCAGACTGTGAAGCATGCCAAGTATAATCCATACCAACCTTTGCTTCGAAGGAGTTGTTTGAGCCCCAGCGATGGTGATACAACTTCTCTTGGTCATTTTTCATTGTGAGATAATTTTTATCATCGTTTTGGCCAATGGCCAAGGCAGCAGAGCGACGTACATTACCAGCAACAACGCAACGACCGATGAGGTTTTCAATGTCAACAATATCAACCGAGTCAATTTCTTCTCCTACTTTTGGACTGAGTAATTCTTTTAGGTTATTGTGAAGCTCAATGAGTGGATCAGGACCGGAAGATGTTCCACCAAAACCACGAATTGGCTCACCTTTTCCACGAATAGCGGAGTAATCAAAGTTGGGAACTTTTTTACCAAGAATAAAGCCATCAAGCAAGACATGCACACTGTTAACCCAACCTTCACGAGAGTCCTCAATAAGTAGTGTGTCTTCAATCCATTGCGGCTCTTTGACCTTAAAAGTTCCTGCTCCGAGAGTATCAAAGCCAACACCGATACCAACCATAAGAGCATCCATCATCCAAGCATAGAGATAACCACCTTTATTAGCAAGGTCTCGTGTAGAACGGAAAGCACAGTTGAAAAGACCAGCACCTGTTCTCTCCATGATGAACTTGGTGCCCATCATCCAAAGGCCACGGCCGGGTGGTGTCCACTTGAGATTGAAGAGTCGGTCATATGCTTCTTTAGCAGTTCGCTGTGCTTTAGCATCATTCCATTCAATTCCAATCATGAAAGCGTGACGCTTCTGAATGTCGAACATTCCTTCGATAACACGGCGACATGTTTGCCACCATTCTTCAGTGCCCACAGCGCCTTCTTCAAACTCGCTTAGACGGCGAGCATATGTACGCTTAAACGTAACATAACCGACAGGCCCCCAAGGGACCTCGGCTTCTTTATATTGAGCAATAAACTGCTCAGAAAGTCGAAACTTTCTTACATTTACATCTTTTAATCTTAACATGTTAAATCCTCATTTATGTTTTTTATATTTTTCTTTGAGAAAGTCAAGAGTATTTCTATCTGAGTCTTTGATTACATCAGCAATAGATTCTCCACTCTCTCGGTTTAAAACCTTTATATTTACATTCGACCAGTCAACAAATGCTGGGAATATAAGACCATCGGGACCATTTCTGTTCTTCGCAATAAACATGCGGCCTTTGTTGGCTTGCTTGTCTTGAACTGTACGAGACAAAGAACAAATAAAGTCTGCAACGAAACATTTATTGAATGCTTCTGAAATTGCTTCCATTGTGATAACTTCTGCATTGAGACCGGAACGGTTTGTCTGAGAAGCGGTCCAAACAGGGCACTTATAGATTTGAGCGATTGCTCGCAGTTCTTCATAAGTGCTCTCAAGGTCAAAGCGCTTTTCAGCAGATGAACGAACAGGTCGCAGAAGATCAGCATAGTCAACAATGATCATATCAGGCTCAATACCACGTTTCTTAAGACGTTCTATATGTTGCTTGATAGTCTCAGTTGAAGCAGACTTGGTTGGATACTCTTTGATAATAAGTTGACCAGGTATATCTTTAATCTTGTAAAGAACCTGCTGCTTATTGTGAAAAAGGTCGGCCAAGGGAACTCCGGAGATACAAGAGTCGTAACGATTACCAACTACCGTATCTTGAAGTTCCAAAGTATAGTGAACTACAGTCTTTCCTTGCTTTAGTGCCTCAGAGCCAAGATGGACTAAAACCATTGACTTTCCAGCACCAGTTGGGGCAATAACAACACCTAATTCAGACTTACCAAGGCCGCCTTTACATATCTCATCAATACGTTCAAAGCCTGTGGAAACAGGGTCTCGTGATGTAATTGTATAGCGTTCCTCAAAGTCTTTGATGAAGTCATGACCAAAATTATTATCGGTTCCTAACTTCAAGGCTTCCTCAATAACAGACTGAATCTCATCAAAAGACGATGACTTGATAAGCTTTACAGATTTCATCATAGCGCCCTTAAGAACTTGTTTACGACAGAAGTCGATTGAACTGTCTTTGATATACTGTGAATTATCGATACGATCAGTAGCAAGAATGGATGCATAGAATTGCAAAAGCTGCTCTTTGAGTGCTTTTGTATACTTGTTGCATTCTGTTCTGATTCTTGATTCCATGATCTCATAAGAAGGGTGTACCTTATATTTTGTTCTATGCTCAAAGAGAATCTGGGCGAATACACGAAGATATTCGTAGTCCAAAAACTCCACGTTCAAAACCTCTGCAACTTGGTCGCAGAAAGGTCTGTCCGATAGCATAATGTGGCAGAATTTTTCTTGAAAGGCTTTGCCAAACCTTTGAAACGTTTCCGTTTGATTATTCATATGTCCTCCAATGATATATATATTATAACATAAAATAAAAAGTCTGTCAAGTTTTTATTTTTATAAAGTTATTTTTTTCATGGCATTAAACAAAACATTGAAGTTTCCCGCGTTAATGCCGTCTGTCACGAGCTTTTTCGTAATCTCTAGTTTGTTCATTTCAGGTTCAAACTCTTCCAAAGAAAAATTTATTTGTTTTTTATGAAGGTTGGAAATGAGCGGACTATATAACTGCATTATCTCAAAGTTCTTCTCAACGAGGTGAGAATGTTCCAAAATATTCTCATGAACTTTAAGCATTCTATCTAAAGATTCACAATGCTCCATAATGTCCTCAACTTCATATTGTTTGTTCTCTTTTAGGAATTGGAATTTACTTGCGACTGTCTTCAAGCCAACTCTCGGAACACCCGGAAGATTGTCCGATTTGTCTCCAACCAAACTTCTCGCTAATGCGAAATTTTTGGGGTGAATTTTGTGTTCTTCTATCAAGGTAGGGTAGTCTACCACTTTGTCTTGTATCGGACGATATAGCTTGGTTTTTTCCGAAATAAGCTGGAAAAAATCCTTATCTGAGGAGACTATCAGCTTCTCCCAATCTTCATATATCTTATGTTGACAAATGTAAGAAATACAATCGTCTGCTTCGATATAATCAATCATTGTCTGGATGATGGGAAGATCGTTAAGATACTCCATCAAACGGTATTGTTGATTGTATTTGTTCTTGTCTGCTTCTTCTGGTGACAGATCAATAAGTCTCCGGTTGAAGCGAACAGGTGCTCTACCTGCTTTGTAGTTCTTGTTCATTTGCTTGCGCTTCTGTGAACCTCCTTGCCCATCCCAACAGATAATAACCTGATCTGGACTGAACATCCCGCAAATCTTTTGGAGAGACTTCATGAAGCCGTATGTTCCTCCGTTTGGTGCTCCGTGCTTGTCCATTGACGGAACGTTGATATAAGATCTCAAAAACATGTTGAGACCATCAATTATCATAACTTTTTTCATTTTTCCTCCTTAATAAAATTAAAATTATTTTCATTGCAAATATTGTCTCCTTTATTATAAAATCGTTGTGCCCAAAGCAATTCTCTAGAATTTAATTGATCTACTCTACATTCTTCTAGTATTTTAAATTGACATTTTGGGTTTTTCTTTATATAAGGGTGAATATTTTTTTTAATTTGAACTCTGTGTGTCTTCCATCGATTTTTGATATCAGATGATTGGCCTATATAAATTTTATTGTCAAAAAAAATTGCATAAATACCTGATTGTTTTTTGAAAACTTCTCTTTTTAATTCAAATTTTTCTTTTTCAAATTCTTTTTTTTCAGAGGCAAGAAAAAAAATT